ATATTACATAATGTTCGTTACTTGAACACGTCTGTAGTATCTGTTAGAGTTAGCAGAACCAGCATTTTCAACTGCAGAAACTGCACCTGAAGCCGCACCAGTTTCAGCAAACGGGTTAGCAATTAAGCCATATCTCGTTTTGAAACCGATTTTTGGTTGGAACGTATCTTGTCCAACTGCTCTAACCATTTGTAGAGGTACATACGGACAATAGAACATACCAGCATCGTAAGGTGAAGTACCTTTGTAACCTACTACGAAGTAGTGTTTAGCTGTGTTGTTCGCACTGTACGGATCAATGTACACTTTGAATCTACCGTTTAATACACCAGCAAAAGTATTACCTGTGTCGTCAACGTTTAGGTTATTGTTTAATGCAGGAGCATAGTCAAGTACACCAGCCATTTGTAACGCAGAGGCAACATCTGAAGAACAGATAATCATGTTACCTTTTCCTCTTCTTGTTCTCTGTGCGATAACGTTAGCTTCTCTTTCTACTTGGAACATAAGACCTTTGAATCTCTCAACTGACCATCTTCCGTTTGAGTCTGTATCTAAATCAAAGATACCCTCTGTAGTAGTGTTTACTGTACCTGTATTAGCAGATGCACCTTTTTCAGCATTGATGTAAACTGATCTAACAACTTCTCTGTTGATTTCCGCAAGGATCTCAGCAGATAAAATGTTTGCTAATTCAGTCTCAGCATCTAAACCGTGGATTGCTTTTAAGTCTTGAGCAAGTTCCATAGTGTATTCTGCTTTAAGAGCTCTTGATCTAGCAGTTACTGTAGTTTTCTCAATTGAGAAAGCCATTTCAGCAAATGCGTTGTTTGAAGAATCTCCTAATGCTTCAGCAGTACCTGTTGTCATTGCTTCACCTTTAGTGAATGAACCAGCCGGACTATCGTTTAAGATAGCTGGGTTAGTTCCAGCGTGACCACCTGCAGTTTGACCTGAAGTTGAATCACCAGCAGCGTTTCTTGCTGAGAAATCAGAATCAGCTTCATCAAATAGCGCTTCGTTTCCTGTAGCGTTAGTATATCTACTTCTCATTGCGAAGATCAGTCCAGTTGGACCAGTCATAGGTTGTACACCCGCAATGTCATAAGCAATCAAATTAGGCATTGCTCTTCTAACAAGTGAAATTAAAATTGGATCCCAATTTGAAGTTCCACCAGTATTGTTAGTAGGCGCTGCTTCGTTTAAGAAAGCATTGTCTTCTTTTTGTGCTCTTTCTTGGTTTTCCAAGATAGTAGCTGTAACGGCACGTCTGTAAGAGTCTCCGATTTTTGGTAAATCAGGGTGCTCTAGGACTGGCTGCCATTTCTTTTCGTAAGTTTCAGATAAATACATTGTATTTTTCTCCCTCTATATTATTATTTTGACAACTTAATGTCTTTAGTTTTACTTATAGCGGCGCTATAAGCAGCCATGCTGTTTGTTAAATCTGCAGGTTCTACTGTAGATCCATCGCTTACCGCCACATCATCTATATCATTAGATTTCGCTTCTTGCTTACCAAAGTAAGACTCTTTAATTGTCTTAACTTTAGTAGTGAAGTCTTCCTCGTTTGAATACTCAACTTCTTCTGCTAGTTTGTTAAATTTCTCTTTTTGAGTATCAGTTAAGTCTTCAGAAACAGCTTTCGCTATATCTTCTCTTTTTAACTCACCAATAGTCTTATTAGATTTAACATTCTTTTCAATTTCTTCGTTAAGTTTCTTTTCAAGGTCTTCTATTTTAGAAGCTTGATCTTCAAGCACATTATATTTTTCATCTGGGACATCAATATAGTGATCTTCAAATAGTTTTTTCAAACCACCAATAAAGTCCTCAGCAATTTCGCCTTTGATACCTCTTTCAATAGCGATCTTGTTTTCTTGCATCCATTCCTCAACAACATAGTTAAGGTATGAGTCTACTTTTTCAACAACATCAGCTTTATGAGCTTCAGTATCTTCTTTTAATTTAGTTTCATACTCGCCTTGTAATCTTTGAGATTCTTCTTTGACTTTTGCTCTAATCGCAGTTTCAAAAATTGTCGCAGCTTTCTGTTTAAATTCCTCAGATAAATCAGAGTCGCCAATAAGTGCATCTACATCTGCTTTGATATCAAGTTCTGATTCTTCTTTTTTATAAGAAGCTTTCATATCTTTTTTATCTTTGTCATCTGCGTGTGCCATTTCTGCCTTCTCTTTATCTTCTAAGGATTTTTCGTCTGTCTCTTTTGATTCACCTTTAAGTTTTGACATTGCATCAGCAGCGCCAGCACTTTTTTGTTGTGCATCACCAGAAACGGGTTTTGTAGATTTTGAAGCGTCTGGATTGCTGTCAGTCGGTTTTACAACCGCTGGACCTAAGTCTTGTGCATCGTTTTTTAAATGCGTAGGCTCAGCCGCTACAGCGTTTTTCTTCGGAGCATCAGCTTGTGGATTTACCACTTCACTAACTTCCTGTTCCATTGCCTCAATTTTCTTATCTGTTTCGGCCATTGAAATCTCCCTTATAAAAATAAACGTTTATTTTTTGTTTCGTTATAGGATATTTATAAGATTAAAGTTTTTGAAGAAAGTTTTTAAAGATATTAACCTTTTTTTCTTCTAATTCTCTTTTTCTTGTTCTATAAATCTCCATTTTCCAAGCGGCTACATCTTGTTCTTTAAGTACGCCGTTGTCCCATACCCACTCTTTACCTTCCATAATACCTTCTACGAAAGCGTCAGGAGCAGATGGGTCTGCTACAATATCAGCAGCGGTTGCGATGTAAAAATCGTCTTTTACAACATTAACGCCACCTCTTTGTACTAACGAACCCATACCACGAGAAGATACACCCAATTGTGCGCCCTCATCAATAAGACCTTTTACAATCTTACCATATGGTGTGTTCATTATTTTTGCTTCACCAATAAAATTATTACCATCTGGATAGAGTTTCGTAATCATATGTGATACTCTTTCTAGGTTGATAGTTGGTCCGTCAGGATGCCCTAACTCACCAAACGCTCTTTTTTTATTGATAAATTCTTGGTTATATCTTTTTACTTCATTTTCAAGTACATCTTTTGGATAGACTCTTCCATTTCTATTTTTTAACTCTGATTGTAAAAAGATACCTTTAATTTTGTAATCTTTCTTACCGTTAGTTTCTTCAATAAGATACTCGGCGTTGTTTATTTCTTCGGAAATTAGTTTCATA